TTTTGTCATAGCGTTCAGATTTGCCTGTGTCTTTGCCGCTTTTTCAGCGTCATTCATCAGCTTTTCGGCTTCCTCAAAATTGCCCTCGTCGATAAGAGCCTGAGCCCTGTCAAGCATTTCCTGTCTTGTCACTTTTATAACCCTCCTTTAGTTTGTCAAGCCTTGCCTGTGCTGTTATCTTTTTATCAGCACGCTCAGCCTTCATTTTTTCGATTACATTCTGCGGTATGATATCGCAGTAGGCCGCCACAAGCTGTGACTTGGCGTTCTTGCTTCCTGCAATTTCGTCTATCAATCCCAGCTCGACCGCTTCATCAGCCGTCAGCCATGTTTCCTTGTCCATGATTTCCAGTGCCTTTTCTTTTGTCATGCCTGATTTGGTTATGTAGGCATTTGCAATAGTTTCATTGGCTTTTTGCAAAATCTCTGACATCTTGTCCATGTCATGATAATCACCTCTTGTCGCTGATGATACGTTATGCACCATAATCTGTGCCGTCGGTGATATATCTGACTTGCCTGCACACGCTATCACGCTTGCCGCACTTGCCGCAAGACCGACAACGTGTATCTTGACATCGCCTGAATATTCACGGATTGCCGAATAGATTTCGGACGCTGCAAAAATATCACCACCGCCAGAGTTAATGTAAACTTCCAACGGCTCGCCTTTTTCAGCCGCAGCAGTTATACCCTTTGAAACCTTTGCAGGAGAAGTGGCGTCAATGTCGAAAAGGTCATAGATCCACTGGTCATCATTCGGAATGATAGTACCTTTGACGTTAATTTTCATCATTTTCACCTCCCTCGCCGCTGTCTATCTTTGCCGTGTCTAGTCTGACATAGTATTGATCGCCCGAAGGAATGTCAGCCAGATTGAACACGCTTCGGATTTCATTTGCGTTCATGATACCCCTGTCAAAAAACTGCACCAGATTCAGCTTGGTTGACATCGACGCAGTGCTCAGATTGAACGCTTCAAAAACTATCTTGTTGCCATATCCTCTTTCAATACGGCTGAATAGTTTTCGTGTAAATTCGCCAGCCAATTCCATTACTACTGGTTCTATCTCCGATTCGTAATAGGCGTTGTATTGGTCTTCGGTGTAACACGATTGCACGATATTTGCATTCGTGTTAAACAGTGAATAAATTCTCTGCGTAGTCTTCTCCATGACCGACGAATTTGGTACATAGTCTTTGGCGTCAACTTGCTTTGCGTCAGCCTTGCTGTCGACCGCCGCAACACCTGTGCCGTTCTGAACGCTCATGAACTGTTCGCTAAATTCTTGCGCCTGCTTTTTCAAATCCTCAGGGCGCAAGGAACTGGTGAACTTCAACAGCCAGCGAATAATCGACGAATTCTTGATAGCCTTGACAATGCCCTGATCTGTAGTTGTTACGATTTCCATTAGTGGTGTGAGCGTTTCACTCAGCCGTTCTCCAAAAATATCGTCTTTGTAAAAATCACTACGCAGATGAATGATATCGGCATACGGAAACGTATATCTTTGCCCGTTGAAAAATGTGAATTTCAAATACAAATCGTTGCCGATATATACGCATTCCGCACTGCCCGCAGGGATAGGATATAGTTCAGTAGGATAGCCGTTGCCGTCACGGATAATCAGGATAAATGCGTTGTTGTTCAAACACAACTGCGTTGCGACTTTTTCCAACATTTTCTGCATTGTCATGAATTCATTTGGCTCTTCCAGCAGCATTCGCATATATGGTTCAGGGTTTATCTCGATACTGCCGTCACCATTTCGACTATATGATTTTCTGATATGCTTTGCGGTCAGTTTTCCGATAGCCTTGACCTTTGGGCGAATACAGGCACGCACCAAGTCCGACCGATAAACATTGCCGTCCCAACTATAATAGCCGTTGCCGATTTCCGTCATCATCTTATATCGGGTCACTACCTGCGACCTGTTTTTAAAACGATTTATCAGACCCATTTTTTTCACCCCTTTCTGTCTGTTGTTGTTTATCATGGGAACATTCCCGACAAATGAAATTCCTTAAAACATTGCCATGACTCTTTTTCTTGATAAACCTCATCATACCTTGCCTGAATGCCGTCAAGCGTCATAGCTATTTCTTGCTGATACTTCACTTCGGGATAGTATGTAACTTGCATGAATTTGAAGATATCAGGATTGATGTTCATACCGCTCTGATATCGTGCCAAAAACGCTTCCATTTCATATTCCAAGATATAGAAAAGATATCTCGTTCCCATGCTCTTGTCTTTCGGCTGAAACACGCCATACTTAGTTTCTAATTCTGAGTTCTCACACAGATATCTTACTTTCCCGTCCGTGGCAGATAGCTGAATATAGACAGTGCCAGCTTCGTACATTTTGCCTTTTTTCACACGTTCAAATGTCACAATGTCAAGCAGTGGTTTGCGTTCCTTCTTGGCATGGGAAAGAATGTAGTCCGTGCGGTTTTCAAGATTTTTCATTTCAAGCCATGTTGCCATGGTTTCACCGACAATGTCTTGCTCAGTGAAGAATTTCAAAAAATCGTCCTTGACCTGACTGTATTCATCATCACCGCAAAGGTCTTTTAATATCGCCATGAGGTCATTCGTTGCCTTATGCACTTCAAGCTCACTTTGTATCAGCTCTTTGCAGATGTCTTTTAAAGGTGGAAGTTCCTCCTTTTCAAACGTGTCAACGTAGCGTGGAACGTTCAAGATGTAATCATTCTTAGCAACTTCTTCGTAGCTTACCACGTTTGAGAATTTTTCAACAACACTGCGGTTGTGATATGTATCGGCTATTTTCTGAATATGTTCGTCCGTCATGACGTTCTGCTTGCCGTGCTTCTCAAAAAGTTTTTCGGCACTGATAAACAGAATATCTTTCGTTTGCTTATTTTTGCTAAACACGATAACATTGACAGGTATGCTGGTATTCAGGAACATATTTTCAGGCAATGAAATAACTGCGTCTATCAAATTATTTTCTATGAGTTGCTTGCGGATCCTGCCCTCTGCGTTTCCTCGAAAGAGGACACCTGCAGGCAGGATATAAAATGCCTTGCCTACGTCAGACAGCCGTGATAAGCCGTCAAGCACAAACGCATAGTCACTAGCTTTAGCAGGCGCAAGGTCATAGCACTCAAAGCGTGGGTCTGACTTTGGCTCCCATTTCAGTGAATAAGGTGGGTTTGATATAACAACGTCCGTTGCGTTTTCCTCATATGTGTCAACAACTTCTATATCGCTGAACTCGTCTGCTTTACTCAACTTATAGACCTTCTGCACTTCGTCGAGCAGGACGTTTTTTTGCAGAACCACAGCATTCTTATTTCTCAACGCAAGATTGAGAAGTAGCACAGGGATACTCATCTGCGATAATTCTTCGCATTGAAAGAAACTATCCCTATCAATTCCAACTGACAACGCTCCAGTTCCTGCACATATATCGATTATCTTTTCTGACTTTGGTGCAAGATTAGAAATCAACTTGCACAGACAATCGGGCGTATAATCCTGCTTTAGATTATTGCGGTTTGCGTTATTCTCTTGAAAATAGTCACGCAGGCAGTCGTTATTGCCGTTGAAACCTTGCTTGACAAATTCCTTACATAGCTTGTCCTTTTCAGCTTTGTCAAGAAGCTTAGCGAGAAGTGCCTGCGGAAGTTCAAAGCTTTCTTTTATGCCAAATAGATTGTTAATTACTTCGGTTGTCACTTTTATCTCCTTATATCAAACTCTCAAATTCTTCCTGCCGATTATAATAGACCACATATGCGTCCAACAGCGCCGCAAGTCCGTCTATTCTCTGCGTTCGGTCAGATTTCTTACACGGCTGAATGTTGCCGTTGACGTCCGTTTTTACAGCCGTATTCAGGAAACACCATTTGTCAATCGGATTGTTGCCGTAAACAATGTTGTGTCGCTGAAATTCAGCTTTCAGGTTCTTCATCGGGTCAGACAGTGTTATAACACCCTGGCGCACAGGCACTAAAACACCCTTGCCAAACTCTTCTTCAAACGCTTTTATCAGTTCGTCCGAAACGTGCCAAGGGTCATAGCCGATAGCCAACGGATAAATATCTTCCTTATCCCTCAGTTCCAAAAACCAGTCTAGGATAACACGCTTGTTGACCTTGTTTCCCTCACACGTCCTCAGCAGACCTTGCGATTTCCACAGTTCATATGGCACACTATCTCGTCCGCGTCTGTCACCCTTTTCAGCGTCAGCGTCAAGAACGGCTTGTGGTATCCAGTACATAGATTTTACATATAATCTATCATCATCAGGCTTTTTGCAGATAGCCTTTGCAGCGTTAAGGTCTATATAATCAGCAGCGTCAAAACCGCCGATGAAATATCTAAACGGATAGTCCACGACAGTTTCTTCATTGTTCAGCTCGTCCCATGTCAGCCAGCCGCTTTCGGTATTCTGCGGAAGGTTGAAATCCTTGACCATAACCGTTGCTTTGAAGCTAGGGTCATCTTTGGCTTTCTGCACCATTTGTCGCAGATAGTCTATTGATTTTATCGTACCCAGCCCAGGGTTTGCTTTTATCCAACATTCTTCCTTATCCCATTCATCAGGGCTATCCAGTTCGTTGATAAACGGCAGAAACCTTTTGTTGATTTCCGTCAGCCGTCCGTATAGCAGATTGCTGGCATACTCATATTGGGCGTCAAAGATACCACCACGGACAAAGCCGTTTGTTGTAATGCAAAATAAAATGGGTTGCTGTCTAGCACCCATTGCTTGCTTTATCAAATCATATAGATCTCGGTTCTTTATTGCCGCCAATTCGTCGATAACACCGCAGTGAACGTCCAATCCGTCAAGGCTGTTTGAGTTGCTCGCAAGGGCTTTTATAAATCCCATGTTCAATGGGAAATACAAATCGGCTGCACGTTTGCGAATATGCTTGCTCAGCAGCGGCGATTGTTTTATCATTTTGTAGCAGGCGTTGAAACCCAGTTTTGCCTGATCTAGCATTGTGGCGACGTTATATATCTGCGGTGAACCCTCTCCGTCATTGACTAGCATATCATTTTCGACCGCCGCAATTTCTGTTGTCTTACCGTTCTTTCGCCCTTCAATTATTAAACATTCGTTATACTGGCGTAGGTTGTTATCGTCAACAAAACCGAATAATGCTTGCAGTCTTGCTTTTTGAAACAACTCCAGCTTCAACGGCTGACCTAGTTTTCCAGACGGCAGCTTACAGAATTTTTCTATAAAATCCGTGTGCCGTGTTGCAATAGCTTCGTCAAAATGAAATTCATCGGGGCTTGCAAATCTGTTCAGCAGCATTTCGGAAACCTTTTTCATTTTTTCGCAAGCAACGATATTTCCGTCATAAATGCCAGTAAAATATTTTTCAAACTCCGTCAACGCTTTGCACCGCCCAGAAATTCCAACAGTTCGTCGCCCTCAGACTTCTGCAGGCTGTCGAGAATAATATCTTCAACTGTCTTTGCCATTGCGTTGTATTTTCCGATTAACGTTGCATACGCTTTACTTGCAGGGTGCTCTGTCTTGACAGTAAAACCATTGCCGTTTGTTGCTTCGATGATCGCACCCTCTGCTTTTATCTTTTTCTGATACTCGCTCAGCAAATTTTCCATGTAGTCTAGCTGATCTAACAGCTTTATGCCCAGCTCTCTCTTAGCCGGTTCACAGCTATCCACAGCTTTTCGCAACTCACTCAAATTCTTTTTGATTTTTGCCATTGTCAGATTACACCCCCCTTATGCGATTTTATCGTGCGTAAAAAATGACCTTTGCCCCCTCGGTATCTTAGGAAAAAATTCACTCCAAATTTGAGGGGGGCATAGGCATACCAAATGCATCAAATTCACATTTTGTTAATTTTTTAGGCGATTTTTGGTAGAAATGACCCTCAAAATTGTCATGACATTTTTTGCATACAAATTCAAGATTGGCATGATTTAATGATACCTCAGGGTCACGAATGTTTGCTG